GACCGGCTCGGTGATGCAACATCCGATGTCGCGCGAGGTCAGCTTTACTACCGAACAGGTAAGGTTTCTGGATGGTTCCGAGCAGCGCTATCGAATTTCCGCCGGAGGGACGAAGCGATGGATTGTTCCACTGGAGCTGCTAGACGAGCACGAGGCGCAAGAACTGGAGCGGTTCTTCTGCGAGTGTATGGGCAAGTTCGCGAGTTTCGCGTTTATCGACCCGACCGACGACGCCGAGTACGCAGACTGCAGCCTGGACCAGGATTATTTTTCCTTCACGGCAGCCGGCGAAATGCGGCGATCCGCAGCTCTGGTGATCAAACAGAATGGGTGAAACATGACGTTCTTTCCACAACTTTCCACCGGCGCGCTGGCGCAGTTTCCGATGTCGAAACGGGTGCTCCGCAGAACCATTTTGAACACACTGCCGGACAGGAGCACGGTGAAACTATCCGATAGCGGGATGGCTGTCGTTGAGTGGGACCTGCAGTATTCGGGATTGAGCGATGAAGAAGCTTCGGCACTCGAACAGTTGTTTGTCAAAAGTGAGGGCGAGCTGAGAACGTTTGTTTTCCTGGATCCAACCGGCAATCTACTGGCGTGGAGTGAGAGCTTCGGAGAGGACGCTTGGGTGAAGGACCCACTGCTGACTATGGAAGACGGGCGGCCGGATCCAACGGGAGGAACCAATGCGTTCCTCTTACAAAACACGACCGGGGCCGCTCAGTCCATGCGCCAAACGGTAAGGGCTCCGGCGCGATATCAGTACTGCGTAAGCGCCTGGCTGAGAACTACGGCGCAGGGCCAAGCCGTGATGAGGATTGCCTCGGAACGACGCGCTTGCTGGGCCGGGTCGGAATGGGCGCGCATCAGCATGGTAGGTTTCCCAGGTGGAGACGAGGAGACCGTTACTTTTGGGCTAGAAGTCCAGCCCGGCCAAGCGCTGGAGGTGTTCGGATTCCAGGCAGAGGCGCAGCCGGGCGCTTCCGGTTATCAGCGAACCGGTTCGAGCGGTGGTGTGTATCCGCTGGCCAGATTCGGCGCGGCAGACCTGAGGATAACAGCCGAGGCACCGAATGCCCACGCATGCCGGGTGAGGGTAGTCAGCAATGCCAACAGTCTTTGAGATCAAGGAGCAGACAGTTACGGACACGCCGCTGCTGCTGATTGAGTGCGTGTTGAAGGACGGCCGGACTGAGCTCTGGAGCAGTCATTCGGTAGAGAGCGGCGGAAACAGGTACGAGGCCCGGGTTTTGCGCCATAACGTGTTCGACGTTCAGACCGCGGCCGATCTAGGGGTTGATGCCATTCCGCGGGTCGTTTTGACGCTCGCGAACGCGGATTCCCATTTCTCCCAAATTGAGCGCACAACCGGCTGGAAAGGATCGCGGCTCACAGTGCGGTTTGGATTCTTCGATCTGAAGACGCTGCAGGCGACTACAGACCTGTCGACGGTCTTCCAAGGAATCGCTAATCCACCTGACGAGATCACAGAAAGCACATTCCGTCTGTCGGCCGCCAATCGCATGAATATGCAGCGGATGACGCTGCCCCAAGTCCGGCTGCAGCGAAGATGTCCATGGGACTTCCCAGCGACGGTGGAACAACGGGAGGAAGCAGTTGCAGGAGGACCCCTGGGACGCTACTCGCGTTTCTTCCGTTGCGGTTACTCGCCGGATGTGGAGGGCGGACGCGGGAACCTGGAAGGAACGCAGGCGTACACGTCATGCCGTTACACCCGGGCAGACTGCGAAGCTCGCGGCATGTTTCGAGCCGACGCGCTGGGGCAGCCGACGAGACGCTTCGGGGGATGCGAGTTTGTCCCACCTTCAATCCAGGTGCGGAGCTATGGAGAGAAGGGCGATCACGCATCACCTGTGATTGGAAGCGAGGGCAGGTATAACGATAGCGTCCCGCTGATTTATGGAACCGCGTGGTATACACCTCCGGTAGTCTTTGCTCGCAATGACGGCAATCTGACGCGCATGGAAGTGCTATTGGGTATGGGCGAGATTGAGGGCATCCTGAAAGTGTTGGTGAACGACGTCGAAATCGCCGAGGGGCAGGCAAACAAGAACATGAGCGGCACCGGATGGTACAATCTGGTGTCGCGCGGAAACCGCACAGGAACATTTAACATGGACTTCCTTAATGGGTCGGGAAGTCCGGCCGGCGATCCTTACGGAAGCATGGCCTTCCTGTCGGTAGTGGTTCCAAACCGAGTGAACGATGGGCGAAGCCTGCCGATAGTCACAGTGCTAGCGCAGGGCCTGCGTCTGCCGCGGTATACAACGGACGGCCAGTATCTTGGTGACACACACACCAACAATCCCGCATGGATACTGCTGGACATCCTGATGCGGTGCGGCTGGTCCAATGACGATGTGGACTTGCTTAGCTTTGCAAGGGCAGCAGCGTATTGTGAGGAGCAGGTAGAAGTCGAGGATCCGTTTCACAATCCCATTACGACGGCCCGCTTTCAATGCAATCTAGCGGTGCAGAAACGACGCAGCGCAGCGGATCTCATCCGAGGCATCCGCAACGGCTCCCGACTGTTCCTTACATATGGATTCGACGGTAAGCTGCAACTGCGGATGGAGAACACACTTGCAGCGCAGCAACCCGAGAAGCCAGCCTGGAGCAATGCAGAGCAAGAGATGGACGGCGGTTGGCCCAGTTATGACTTCGACGAGAGTTCGATCACACGGAGAAGTAATGGGGAGCCGGCGATTCGAGTGTGGGCCAGACCGACGGGAGATACCCCAAATAGATTCTCCATAGAGTTTCAGGACGAGTTGAACGAGTATCAGCAGGACAGTTTTTCACTCGTTGACGTCGAGGACATCGCTTCGATCGGGCAGGAGGTGAGCGCGTCGCTTCCAGCCCTCGGCATTGCGAACTTTCATCAAGCTGGCCGTATATTGAAGTACAACCTAGACCGATCGATACAAGGCAACACATACATCGAATTCGAGACCAGCGTCAAGGCGATTGGAATCCAGCCCGGCGATTTGATTGCGTTGAGTTACTTCAAAGAAGGTTTTCAGGGGCAGGCGTTTCGAGTTCTCAGGATTTCAGCTGCGAACAGCTATGGAAGGTTCCGCATTCTCGCGCAAATCCATAAGGACGCGTGGTACGCGGAAACGAATGGACAATCTCGAACATCGGCTGGAGCACGACGTCAGCCAGGCGCCGGCATCGGTATTCCTCGGCCATTGGCCGGCAACTACCCGACAGCGGACGGTCGTCTTGAATACGAGATCGTAGAGACTCTCCACGAGCGCTCCGATGGAGGCTCGGTAGTTCAGTTAGGGGCCGGCTTCGCTGTTCCGCGCCGTCCTTCTTCAGAGGGGCCAGGCATTCCATTGTTGAGCCTGGCGCCGGTCACGGAAACGAGCGGCGGCACCGTGCGAGGAGATCAAACCCTGTACTATGCCATTACGGCTGTAGACGTCGATGGAAATGAGAGCCCGTTATCATTTGTAGTTCGCGCGGCCATACCTGGATATAGCAACAGCAACCGAGTGAATTTGAACCGCTTAAGTTTCTCCTCGGAGACGGCAGGCTTCCACGTCTATCGCAGTTCTTCCCCGGATAGGGTAATGCGGATCGCCACAAACCAAGTTCCCTCAGATGAGTTTGTGGATACGGGTTTACCGGAACAGTCTGAAGTTCCCGCAGATCTCAACTTTGATCGGGCAAACTTCTACTGGCGCCTCGAAGCGGCACCTGAGATGAACGCGACCACTCAGGGCAATCGAACAATCGGCAACGACTCGCTTGCGCTAGAGCCGAATGAATGGCGAGGACTGGCGCTGCGTATTACCAAAGGTAAGGGTGAGGGCCAAGAGAGAATCGTCGAGCAGAACACGGTATCTATCCTTACACTCGACCGAGACTGGGACGTTGAGCCCGATGCCACGAGCTCCTTCACAGTTGCTGAGGCAGGATGGAGGTTTGGGGCAACTACACAAACAAGCCCGGTGCAGTTTGAGGTGCCAAACCGGGCTGGCGCAGTGGTCCAAGTATGCGGACGCGCGGCGAACGCAATGAACGTCGAAGCGCCGTACGAACTCTCGACGATCACGCGCTACACGATTGGAGGCGACGGTGGGCTGGACATCGGACCCCCTCCGCCACCCTCCTTTGGACTAGGGCTGTCTCCGATCATCCCAGGCGCCGTCGAGGTGAGCGGCATCGGGTTCACGGATCTGACCAACACAAGAACCATTTCTGCTGCAAGCCTGACTCTTTTCTATCGTGGAGAGTTGAACGATACGCCAGTGCCAATTCTGGCAAGCTCTGTAGGATTCGAGGACGACGCCCTCACCCTAGATCTGGCATTGGGCGGGGGGGTGGGCAGCATAGTTCAGGTTGAGTCGGAACTGATGAAGGTGGAAGAGGTTATGGACGCCGGCCGATACCGAGTAAGCCGGGCCGTTCATGGCAGCGAGGCGTCGGAGCACGACGGAGGAAGACGGGTCTACATTCTGGAACGAAAGGTTGAGATCATGCCGTTTCCCCGTGACTTCTTTGGCAGTCCGGCCAGCGGCGGTTGGAAACACACGATTGTGTTGCCCGATGCGCGGATTGTAAGCGCTGACCTTTGCATGACGAACGCCAAAGGCCAGAGTGAGATCTCGTCATTGTGCCTAACGGGGACAATCGAAAATGGCCTCAGGACTCTCTCAGGAGGTCAGATCAGCTTCCAAATCGACGGATTCTTAGCGATCGAGGACGGAGCGGCCCCGGACTTCTACGTTGACGCCAGCCACGCGGTGCGAGACATCTGTGCGTTTGCACGGCAGTCCCCGTCCGGGTCGTCAGTGGAACTGCGACTGAAGCAGGACGACATAGAGTACTGCAGGCTCGCAATTCCTGCCGGCTCGACGACATCGGATGTTCACACCGGTGTCGATCTGGGTCCGCTCCGGGAGGGCAGTCGGCTCACTCTGGACATTGTGAAGGTTGGCTCCGATGCGCCGGGCGCCGATTTGACTGTGATGGTCCGTCTCTAGGAAGCAGATGCCTGAAATCCTCAAGAAGCTCACTCCAGACCGTGATTTGCAGTGTTACTTCGAACGGCCTTCGGCGATCGCCGCGCTGAGTGAGGCCAGTCCCAGTGGCTTTGTCGTCTCCGGCACTTGGCGGCAGCAGTATGACTGGGCGGTGATTGAATGGAATCGCGATAACGTGACCGAGCACCCCGCCTTGCGGTATCTGCCCGACGGAGACCTGAGCGGCCTGATTCTTACATACAAGGAAACTCGCGAGAATTGTATCCCCATTGACTCGAACTGGTATCCGACAGTGGATTGGCCATTCCTGCGAATCTGGGCCAACGCCGGCGACGGAGAGGATCTATACAAGGTTCGCTTGATAGATCACGCGGAACCGGTCGGCGTGCTTCCGACCAGCGCTTGGGCTGAGTTCGAACTGACAGGCTTTGTCACTCCAGGCGACTACGTGGAGCTAGCTTGGCTATCTGAGCATTATACAGTTCAGTTATTCGCTGGGCAGACCTTGGAGGACGGAACCTCGATCATAGCAGAGGCAATCAACGCGGAGTCTTTGACAGCGAACGCCACAGCGTCCGGCGGAAAGATCAGAATCACTTGGAAGCTTCCAGGAGCAAACGGCAACCGCATTGGTGTGTACGGGAATGTCAGTGGCGCGGAAACCGAAACCTGGGCGCCACAGTCGCAGACGTTCCATGACGGATTCTCAGCGCCGTCCTGGCGGGTGAGGTTCGACTTCGGACATTTGGTCGACATAGAAGGCAGGACAGTCCCGACTGCAAGTGTTCGCAAAATGCGCTGGACTTATGCAGCCGACATGCAGGCGGGCGCATTCGAACGGTCGGAATTTTGTGTTCGTGTCTCCGAATGGTCGGTGACGGGTCAGCGTCGAGAACACCACGTAGCCGGTCCCGGATCAAGGCGCGTGGAAGATGATTCCACGCAGATAGTTTATTCCGGTGATTGGACAGTCGACCGAGGTAATTTCTCCGGGGGCTCGATCCATTGCACTGTGCTCCCAGAAGCATCAGCCAGGTTCGACTACTACATGCCGCGGCCACACCGGTTATACGCAGGGCTGCGCCGTCATGAGAGTGCGCCGAGAATAGGTATCGTTGTTGACGCAATCCAAGGTTTCGAAGCGCTTGCACTGCGGGCCGAAGACGTGCTCGTAAGGCTCAATCTCGGCGATATGAATGCCGGGATTCACAGTGTGACAATCCAGCACGCTGGAAACCACGGCGAGGCGCTGTATCTTGATTTTATAGAAATGGCGGTCCCGACCCTGGAATTGCCGGTGTTTCCTGCCGACCCAATCGCAACTCTAGCGACAGACTGGGATACCGATCACTCTATTCCCTTGGCTCCTGAGCGGACCGCGTGGCTCATGCACAAGCTCGGATTTCACGGCCGTGCTAATAACTATGTCGGAGCTATGTGGTTTTATGAGCTTTGCCGGCCCGGAAACCGGTATTCGACTGCCAACATCGGATTCTTCGGGTCGCCTCCATTCGACCAAGTCACTGAGCTTACAGTCGGTCCGACGATCATCTCTCACCGGAATCTGATCGGTGATACAGCGGAGACAATCGCGAAGGCTTTTGAGTTCGAGATTAACGCGGGCTCGACTGGGCTGTGGGCATCGGCTACAGGTTCAGAGTTGTCTCTTCACTCCCGGGCGATGGGCAAAGCGGGTGACGAGATCACCATCGCGGTGAACACCAATAGCGAAACCTTCACCGCGGGCCTTAGCGGCGCCTCGCTTGCGGGCGGCCAGGACAGCGACTGGCTGACCGATCTCGGAGCAACGCCTAGAATCAACCGTGCAGCCCGTGATTGGAGCCGCTCGTTCTATCGAGCGCTGAAGAATTACGAAATCGATGTAGCCGCTGCCTTCAGCATGGAACTTCAGCATGGCGACCCCTCACCGGTGGCAGGGATCGCGCAGCGTTATCCGGGTGGAAAACCGGCGATGCTGCTAACCCCGGCACTCCAGACTAATTTTTCGCCGGTCAGCACACAGTTCTGGAAACAAATTTACCTGGACATGGCTCAAGTGATGGCGGAAGGAGGTTGCGATCCGTACCTTCAGTTTGGAGAGGTACAATGGTGGTATTTCCCTTCAGACGGAGGCATGCCCTTTTACGATGATTATACGAAGAGCCGATTCCAGGCTCTGTATGGGCGAGCAATGCACATATTCGCCGACGGCAGCGTCCTGCCATCGACGTACCCCGAAGAGTGCGATTTTCTTCGAACACTGATTGGGGAGTTCACTGACGCGATCATGGCCTACGTCAGGCAAACATATCCAGAGGCGCGATTTGAAGTTTTGTATCCGCCGGATGTAAACGAGGCGCCCCTTAACGGCGTGATCAATCTTCCGCTGACGCACTGGTCTCCCGAGCGGCTGGACTGCTTGAAGACGGAGAATTTCACATTCACCGGCAACCGCGACCTGAACAAAGCCAAGGCGTCGCTTCGACTGGCATCAGAACTCGGATTCGAAGGATCGAAGAGCGGTCACCTGGTTGGGATCTGGGATTATACCACGCCGTGGCAAAAAGAAGTCAGGGCGGCTCGCGCGAGGGGCGTCGAGTCGATCGTGTTATTCGCGCTGGACCAGTTCTGCCTGATCGGATATGAGCCACGACTGGAGCGGGGGCAGCGCCGCAGTTTCGCACGCTGAAGCCGTCAGGCTATTCTGACAGGAGTGATACTGGCGCAGAACGTCTCCAAGGTTTACCAGTTATACAGGAAGCCGTCCGACCGTTTGCGGGAATTATGGCCGTGGCAGAGAAGTCTCCACACGAATTTCTGGGCGTTACGAGACATCAGTCTGGCCGTGGAAAAGGGCGAGGTGTTGGGAGTTGTTGGGCCCAACGGCTGCGGCAAGAGCACTTTGCTCCAGATCGTGAGTGGGATTCTCCCGCCCACGCGGGGGCGCGTTGTTACCCGAGGCAGGCTTGCAGCGCTGCTTGAGCTAGGAGCGGGCTTCGATCCGGAATTCACGGGTAGACAGAATATACTTCTCAATGGTGAGATCATGGGATTGAGCCGGGCAGAGGTCGAGCGAGTTTTGCCGTCGATTGAATCTTTCGCCGGCATCGGCGACTTCCTGGATCGCCCTGTGAAGGAGTACTCCAGCGGGATGTACGTCCGCCTCGCCTTCTCGACGGCCATTCACGTGGAACCGGAAATTCTGATAGTCGACGAGGCTCTCGCGGTTGGGGACGCCGCCTTCGCGAATCGCTGCGTACGCAAGTTTGGCGAATTGCGAGAACGGAAAGTGACCGTACTTTTCGTGTCTCATGATCTCGGCTTGGTGAAGCAGTTATCTGATCGTGTTGTGCTGCTTTGGCGTGGAATAGTCAACATGGAGGGCGACCCTAAACAGGTCATCGACCGATATATTGGCCTAGTGCTTGAAAACCGACAGCATTCCGCTGTGCCCGAGAACAGATTGCCAACCCGGCCCCGCCACGGAGACCTTGAGACTGAGGTCACAGGTGTCGCGCTGTTGGACTCTCATGGCTTGC